GATTGACCCGCGTTAGAACCAATGGCCACCGAGAGAGCATTTTGGGACAATTGACCGGCCACATAGCCAATAGCCACTGATTCAACCCCCTGGTTAGATTGTCCAGCTTGATATCCCATAGCCACGGATTGAGAACTTTGAGCTATCTGACCAGATTGGAAGCCGATGGCAACGGATTGTGTATTTTGACCATATTCACCCGAATTGTCGCCCATTGCTACTGATTGCGTCCCTTGATAAGACTGACCGGCGTTAGAACCAATAGCCACCGACGATCCATTTTGTGAAAGTTCACCTGCAACGTAACCAATGGCGACAGATTCTGCACCTTGGGAGGTTCGCCCCGCGTTGTTGCCTATGGCAACGGATTGTGTTCCTTGACTTGTTTGACCACTTTGATAGCCAATGGCAGTCGTTTCAGTGTGTTGATCTAATTGACCAGCTTTGTAACCAATCGCCGTTGATCGATCACCTTGATTGGATTGCCCCGCCTGAAAACCAAATGCAAGGGTTTCATCCCCTTGATTGACTTCTGCCGTGCCGAAACCCAATACAAGACTATTGTTACCCTGGTTTACACGACCACATTGGTAACCAATTGCGATGGATTGCGAACCTTGAGCTATCTGTCCAGATTGAAAGCCAATTGCGATACTTTGTGCATTTTGTCCAATTTGACCAGATTCAAAACCAAGGGCTACAGCCTGAGACCCTTGTATAGATTGACCAGATCTATAACCAATTGCTATAGACTGTGCATTTTGTCCCACTTCACCACATTCTTGACCAACGGCTACTGACCTTGTTCCTTGTTCTGTTTTACCTGCGTGATATCCCATAGATACAGACTTCTCCCCCTGAAGTGAAAATCCCGCTTCCGAACCAATAGCAATCGCGTTTATACCTTGTGACGTTTTACCGGCATTTTTGCCAATTGTAATTTCATCAAAATTATAGTTTATAGATGTAGGTGGTGTTGACGTCGTTTCCTGTGTATTATCCTGGTTAAGTTCAGCTAAATACACATGAGTAAATCTACTTGAGTTGCCCACTGTAACCATTATTACTATTAGTTTGCAAATAAAATACCACCAAGTCCATTTCGTACTCTGAGGACATTATAGTTAACAGCGTATACGGTGAGTTCGTCGTCATCTGCACGGTTGGTGCCTTTGACTATATCTCTAATTACAATTTTTGCGTTGTCAAGTCTACTAAAATTACATGTACCGGTTGGCTTATATTCAGAAGCATTTTTACAAAAGTGATAAGCAAAATACCTAGTATACAATGGTGAGTCTTCGGTTTCAACAAAGTTTACAATACCAAATTTAGAATGCAAATAGTTTTGTACTGTGTGGAAGTAAAGCGGCGACATATTTTCTATGAGTGCAGTTCCATTTAAGTATATATCGGCGCTAGAAAAAGAAAGTTTATCTTCTTCTATAATACCCCCTTCTGCCTTATATCCAAAGAATAAACTCTTAATTGGGTGATTGAAAGAAGACAAATCCAGCGTTGTCTTTGGTAACTGTATTTTGTCATTTGTTTTTTGAACTTGTGTAATCACGAGATCCATGGGAGTATTGATAAACTTATTTCTTTCTTCTGTATCCAAAAAAACATAGTTTCCGTAACACTTCACACCCGAAACATTTTGATTAGCAAAGTTTATTCGGATTTCAATTTCTTGAAATTGCAGAGCCACGAGGGGTAAAAACATATCATTGTCACAAAAGAAGAAATGCAATGGGATGAACTTGTGATTTGATTGGGATGTTTTGTTCAAAATTTCTTGCGCCTTAACAAAATTTTCCGCGAGGTAATTTTGCCAAATGTCGGAAATAAATTCATACGGGTGAGAATCTACTTTAACCCCACCAATGTAAAAATCTATAACTGCACCATCAAATTTTGTAAGTAAATCCGTACCTTCAAACCACACCGCGTTAATCAAATCACCCCAAGCTGGAATAACAATTGAACTATCATGTGTAGTAATTTCTTTAATTAATCTTGGAGCTTGTGAAAAATTGGTATGTCTTTTATACTTCATGCTGAAGAGTGACATACCAGTATCACTGCTTATATAAACGTCTTGTGCACCTTTTGAAGCAAGTTGAACCAATGCACCAGACATTTATTTATTGTTCAGATTATAAAAACAGACACTTTCCCTGAGGGAAGTCATCCTTCTTTTCGTCTTCAACTTTCCCATGTATTTTAAAACCACCTTGGCGATATACTTTCATTCGCTTGTAAAACATTGCTGTAAAGAGAGACCAAGGGTCGTGAATGTCATAGATGTGGGGATTATTCTTTTTACCTTTAGTTTCTCTCATAATTCTTCCAATACTTTGAGTTATGTCAGACTTGGGGGATGCCAAAATAACTGTATCTAGTGTTGGGATATCAAGGCCTTCATGTGCCTGACTAAATGTGGCAAAAATAATTTTCTTTTTAGATGAAGCCTGGAGATCAGCTTCTTTCATTCCACCCATGTATAGACCCGATGTCTTTGGAAAGCATTGGTGAAGCATTTCGCAATGCCATCGTCTATCACTGAGGACAAGAAGTTGCCTTGTTCCTGCCGACGCTTTCTTGATAAGTTCAACAAGCATTTGATTTCTTTTTCTATCTTCAACTACTTCTGTAATCATATTTGGCATTGACACTTTGCCAAATCTTGTTGAAGGTGGTGGGTTTCTATAGTTGAATGATTCATACGTTATTGAGAAAACTTCAACTTGTTCTTGATTTTTTCTTTCAACTGCAAAAAATGTGGGGCCCATGAACCAGTGAAGTACCTTTGTGAGACCATCCTTCCTTTCAGGTGTTGCCGAAAGGCCAAAGATATGTTTTGGACACAATTTGAATAGCGATTGTGAAAACACTTTGGCACATATATGATGTGCTTCATCAACAATGAGAGTTCCAACACTATCAAAATCACTGAAGGAGTATTCTTTTAGTGAGAGAGATTGGAGCATCGCAATAATGAAATCGCAATCAGTCTCCTTTTTGTCTTGTTGAACTATGCCGATAGTGGCACCTGGACAGAACTGTTGGATTCTCTCCTTCCATTGATCGGCGAGAAACTGTTTATGCACGACAATCATTGTTCGATACCCCAATTTACAAGCTATCGCCAAGGATACGGTGGTCTTTCCATACCCGCATGGGAGCGAGAGAACTCCATGACCCGCATTAAGAGCCGCAGCAAGTGCGGCGTTCTGATGAGTGGCATCTCTGAGTTGTCCAACAAATTTAGCGTTTGATCTGGCTGGTTCTGGGCGTTTGTCCTCCTTAGGATCTCCAAGTTTACTAGTTCCGTAGAATCTTGGAACACAGACTCCATTCTTAGCTGTTCTAAAAACCTTGAAAGGTGGTGGAGGAAATCCATAATCGCTATTGACTTGTGGTCTTACTGTTAATTCCTTTTTAATTTCCTGAATTGGTCCCCCAGTGACGAGATACCCCGTCCTTGTCAGCATTAATATATTAAAGATACGAAACTTTATGTAACTAAATGCCAACTCTTGACGTTGATGAGAACATTAAAAAGATACGAGAATCAATTGAACTTACCTACCAAGAACTCCATCGACTTCAAGGAAGCCTTCGTGTCTTTATGGGATTCAAGGAAGCTGGTTTGAAGGAAATTGACATTCCAGAAAAGACTGAAGAAGTCAAGGAAGTGAAGTAATAGACACAAGTTTCCAAGCGTAGCCACTATATTCACCAACATTCCAAACGCCCGCAAAATCTACTTGAACTTCGACTTCATTACCCTTTATAAGAGACTGCACTGGACGCCCTTTTACGTCACACATCACTCTCCTATATCGGAATGGAACCTTGACAGTAAGAACTCGTCCATCGATTGGATTATCTACATGTCCATTTTTAATGAGATGAGACTTATTCGCGTGCATTCGACAGATGATTTGTGAACAATTTTCAGGAATGACCAAACGAATATACTTTTTCTCGTTATGGTCATACATGGGTTCGTAAATGTTTGCTACAAACTTCATCGATTCCTATTTATGTATAATAAAATCAAAACTATAAGTGACAATAAAACAATTGTTAAAACATCTGTGACAAGACGTGGTTCAAATGGTTGCCTTGTACCAAACGATTTGTGACTAAGTGTTCTAGATACTTCAATTGCTGCTTCTATACTTGAAAATGGTGTTTTTCTTGGTGACATCATACCACACATGGCAACTTTAGAACACTTACCAAAGAAAGGGAGTTGGCCATGAAGGCTGAGAACACCCGAAGATTGGCTAAAAACCCATTTGTCTTCTATCCATTCAGAACCCCAACCAATTCTAGCATTCTTGGGTAATGGTAAATCAAGGTCTTGAATAACTCGCGCCTTTATATTTTCTGGTGGTGTAGTTAAAATATCTTCTGTAAGATTGCATATTACACAAGAAACTGTCTTTCCATCTGAGAGAACAACTGGTTGTAAATCCCACTCGGTTTTTGCGGCGATTTCAAGATCATCACCAAGTTTTATTGGTTCGTCATAATCAAGTAGAACATTAATACATCCATATGTACTTTGTCTCACCTTTTTGTCTGCATCTGGGCCCCAATTATTTCCTAAGAAGTTTAATGCGGGGCTGTTATCAATACACAAAAACATAAATCCGTCGTTTATAATAGTTTCGTCGGTAAACATGGCTTCATAATCCTCGTCAAAATATTCAACTTTGTGTAGTTCTTTTCCAAACACAAAATTGACACCCTTCTTTAAAAGTGCAAATTGCATTTGATCACACATAACTTTTCCAGAAACTTTTTGGGTATATTGTTTTGAAAGTCCAACATAATCAAAACTTTTTACAAATTCATAAGCTGACATTACATCCCAAGTAACACCATCCATGATAAGTGGAAGATGTTCAATAAAATTTTGTCCACTTTTTGAGAATTCCCCACTGGCTTCTTTGAGAGACACACCCTTATATTTTTCAGGTTGAGAAAGTACACGTACAGCGAGTGATGTTAAGAGGCCATAGTCTTTTAAATTTAATGATTTGTACATAAACCCGTAAATATCTTTTTGAACCGGTTCAAAAAGATCGTTCCATTCAATTCCCATTTCTTCAAAAAGACTGTGAGTGTTTACAAAAGCTTTATCAAAAACAATTCTATGTGCGTGAAGATCTCTCACTTCCTCGTCGGGTTCCCACCAAGAGCCGCCTGCAGAGGGTTTTCTATCATAGATTGTGATGTCGTGATCACCCGATCTGAGTATTTCCCATGCAAGGGACATACCAGTTGGTCCAGCTCCAACAATATGAATCTTCATTCTATTTTTAACCGATATATAATTTTTCATGAGCATCATTGTCATTACTTACAAATTTAAATCAATCCAGTTTCTTCCCGTTCTTCTGGGGTTTTGAGCGCATACATGATACCCAAAAAGATTACAGTAGAAATCATGGCATACTCAATGTCACGCGTCGCACTAAAAGCAATTAACATGATAGAAATAAAACGAAATGTTTTACTGTTGAACGCAGTCTTAAGTTTTTTTGGAATCTTAATCGCGTTACCAGAGAACAAACCTTGGTACAACATCAAGAGTGTGAATATAATTGGTTGTGTATTAATAACAGCTTCGGCTGCACTACTTCCAACTGGGCTAAGAAAAGATGACAGTTTTTGCATTTATAGTAACCTAAGATATTTTTGACAGTTAAAAAATAAAAAGTATCTATACAGTAGGATGCTATGCGTGGCTAGTCATAAATCAATCGGTGGGGTAGTAAAGGTGCCAACCCAAAAAGCTAAAACTTGGAAATTTGCCGCCAAATTTCTTTGGAAAAATACTTTTGTAAAAAATAAAGTTGAATTGGGTGAATGGACGCGCAATGAGCTTCTTGAGCTTGGGCCAACTTTTGTAAAATTAGGACAAATCGCTTCAACGAGAGCGGATCTATATCCACCAGAATTTACACAACAATTGGAATCGCTGCAAGACAATGTCCCTCCCGTGGAATACGATGTTGTAAAACAGATTGTAAATTTGGACTACTTTGATGAGTTCGAACCTGTACCATTTAAATCGGCGAGTATTGGTCAAGTGCATCGCGCCAAACTCAAAAATGGAAAAGATGTAATCGTCAAAGTCAAGAGACCTGACATCTATAACATCATGAAATCTGATACAGATAACATCAAAGATATTGTCCGCTTTCTAGAAAAACTGGGTGTTGATACTGGTAATAGTTCTGAGTTTGTCCTTAATGAATCCATTGACTATCTGTTGGGTGAATCGGATTATCGTCAAGAAATTGAAAATGCAATTAGGTTTCGAAAATATATGAAAGATGTGAAATGGGTCAAAGTTCCAAAAGTTTATAAGGAATATTGTACCGATGATATGATTGTCATGGAATATGTTGAATCAGAAAAACTTACAGAACTTTCGGATCCAAGAATTAATAAGAAGAAGATTTGTGAAGCACTCATAAACTCTTATGTCATCCAAACTATGGATAAAGGTTTTTTCCATGGTGATCCACACCCGGGAAATTTGGGATTTTCACCCACTGGTAAATTGGTATTTTATGATTTTGGTCTTATCATAGATATATCCAATGAACTACAAAATGGTTTCAAAGATATTTTCAACTGTATCATTAATAAGGATACAAAAGGTATTGTGGAAGTTTTGGTCGCACTCAAGGTCATTATACCCATGACATCAGATCTCTCAGATATCGAAATCTTTTTTGAATCAATTTTGTCATATCTGGAAACTCTCGATGCATCAACCATAATAAATGATGATATCGCATTACAGCTCGCGGCCGAAAAGCCATTTGTTGTACCATCAAGCTTTGTATATTTAGCGAAGAGCTTCTCCCTCATAGAGGGTATCTGTGTTCAACTTGACCCGGAGTTTAACTACTTTACATATCTGGAACCTATGATCAAACAACAGTTTGTGGAATCTATCGATCTTCAAGAAGCTCTTATGAAGACTGTGGAAATGCCGAGTAAAATACGAAATATAAGTAAAGCTGTTTTGGGTTTGGAGAAATCCAAAGCAGCCATGAAAAGATCTATGTCTAAGACTAGACGGGAAATTCGTATGGTGCAGTACAGTATAGTGAGTGCTTTGATGGCCCATCAGTTTGATGACACACCATTGGCATTTGCTTTTGTGCTAAGCACCTTATGGTTTGCGTTTAGTTCTCGAAAAAGTCGATAGCAACTTCTTCCTTCTTTTGGGAGCCATTGGCACCCTGGAAGAAATCTTGGTGTTGCTTGAAGATTTCCTTAGCGCGTCTTTCCTCGTCTCGGGCAATATCCTTAAATCGATCACCGATTCTGCCCAAGTCTTCTTGGCGCTGTTTCTTCATCTTTTTGCCAAACTTCTTGAAACGCTTAGTGCTTGCTGCAAATGTAGTAGAGGTCGTTAGAGAAAACATTTTTGTTTGTTAATACTTACTATCTTTTTATTTTTAAGCGTTTGGTGGAACTTTTAAGTTCAACCGTCTGAGTTTTTCTTCAAATTCTCTACGTTCCCCTGGCGACTCAATAGGAGTACCGTTAGCCAAAGCATCAATCTCTGGACCTGTCAAGTGCATAGCATTCACGCGGAAGTCCTTGAAAGCTTCCATCGTGATTGGAACCAGTGGCTGGACTAAGTCATAAATGGCATTGGCGTAGTCCCTGATCTCCTTCTGGGCATGTTCGTCCATACGAAGATGGAGATAGTGCATCAAATTGTGGAGATTGATCTTCCAATAGAATTCGGTATAGGTACATTGTGGAAGATTACCCCGAGCCTGTTCTCGGCAGACGCCAGTCTCCAAGAGGTTCTCATATAAATCAAAAGAATGTTCTAAGTGTTCATCAATTTGTCTAGTTTTCTCTTCATCAATTTCTACAATTCCTTCAGACCCTTGGTTATTTACTTTAGATTGACCTCGTAGAATTCCTGGGTTGTAATACTGTTTCGGTACGACGGAGTAGCGGGCGGAGAGCTCATTGACGGAGGCTGTTCTATGTCTAAAGTGCTGTCTAGCAATGTAGAGGGGCATTTTGATGTGGAACTTGAATTCCACCATTTCAAAGGGGGTAGTGTGCCAATGTCGTAGCAAGTACCTGAGCAACCCCCGGTCTCCTCGGGCAGTCTT